GCCTTGAGTGTTCCGTTTCTATCCCAGTTGCGAAGCGTGTTCTCGTGAACCTTTAGTAATTCTGAAAGTTCCTTCAACGTCAAATACTCAGGCAGGTCGTTCTTCTTTATCATCTACCAATATCTTAGCATGGCTGGTGGACCGAACCTGTTATGAAGTTCTTGGTGGTCTACAGGTCGCATCCTAACAACGTGACCCACTAAGTTTCTAAATACGCTTCTTATTCTGTTCTGCGCATACCATTCTCTCTCAAAATACAAATGATGCCCTTGGGTGCGTCTTGCACTCTCAGGCATCATCTCAAAACCGAGTTCAGTTATCGGTATCGCTAATCCGTTTTCTGTCGGATAGCGTTGCAATTTTCTATCCTTTGTTAGGTACTGCGTACACCCCTAAGGCTGTAGCTATTGCTATTACTATTGTTACTACTTCACTACCGCTTCCGTATAGGCTGTTTAGTACTGCTACTACTCCAGCTATACCTGCAACTATGAATTTGTTATACTTTTGCATTATTTACTCCTTTCAAAGAGTTTCTTGAAGCCTAGAGCTATAAGCTCCCAGCCTGACTTGTCGGCACAATCGCCATTATTATTTTGACATACATTTAATTCTTTTGAAAGTCTAGCTATCTCACCATCTTTGATTTTAATGACGTTATTTAGTTCGGCTATTTGTGCATCGTGTCCTGCCTTTAGTTTTTCATAGGCTTCTTTAGCACCATCTAATTCTGCTTGTAGTGTTGCTTTGTCGGCTGACAATACTTGCACTTTGTCACGTTCTGCCAATACTTCTTTTGTAAGCGTTGCAACCTGCGTTCTCGCCACATCTCTCTCTTTAGTAAGACTAGCCACAGCATTAGTAAGATTTGTAATATTCTGCGTTCGGCTATTGACTTCAGCTTTTGCGACACTGTTAAACTCCTCATAAGACTTGCCTATCCACGCCTTTCTTTCAGCACTTGTGCCTGTGTTTCCTCTTAATGTGTAATATTGATTAGCTACTTTTGCGTCTGTATCCATGAGCTGATTGCCTCCTATTTTCTGTCCTACTTGGACGTTTACTTTCGATAAATGTGCATACGTTGTATATACACCTGAGTTAGTTTTGATAGTGATGTATTTACCCCATGAAGCTGTGTCGGTAGTTCGGAGTGCGGTAACTACTCCAGTCTGAAACCAGTATTGAGTGGGTTTGACTGTGTTCTGAGTTGCAGGGTCTGTTCCTGCTTGTAGGTGTAGGTGACTGCCTGTAGACATGCCTGTGTTGCCTGTATAGCCTATCGTTTGACCAGAGATAACTATCGGAGTTCCTGAAGGACATCTTCTATCTTCGCCCCGATGGGTATAGGGTTTACCGTTTATAGTCGTAGTCGCTAGGTAGCCAAATGTAACGGGGTAGTCGGAGGCGGTCATTATTTCTTTAGTTCCTTTAATATCTTCTGTTGAGTGTCTACGATTGTTTGCATAGATTTAGCGAGTTCGGACAAAGGAAGTGTTTTGTACACAGATACCTCACCAGTTAGTCGTGCGATAGCTTTTTCGTTGTCTATATGCAACTGGCGTAGTTCTGCTACTTGACCTGTTAGAGTTTCGATTAGTTCTTTTTGTGATTGAATAGTTTGTTTGACAGTAGAGTTCTTAAACACAGCGTAGACAATAGCAGCTATACCGCTTATCACGATTAGTCCTTCTACTAGTTTTACGAGTTCGTCTGGTGTCATTGGTTAATCCTTAATGGGGTGCGTACTGTTGCTGTGAGGCGAGCAAATCAGCTAATGAATCTTGACTTCCACCGCCAGTCTCTGCTGTAGCCATTTCAGCGTTAGTTAGTAGCGCTCTTAATTGTTGTATCTTATTAGAAGCTACGTCTGGTGAGTCTTGTAAGTTAGGCACAAGTCCGTAAGCCCTAATAATGTCCCTGTCAGTAAGCACACCAGTTTCACCTAATGATTTAATAATAGGCGCAAGTGTACCTTCTGCAAACTGAGTGTATTGTCTTACATTAGGGTCAAAGGTTGAGCGAGCTTGTTTAACTCCTGGTATTCCAGACAGTCCTGCTGCTAGTTGGCTTCCTGGCTGGCTAACACCTTGCCATAGTTGTTCTAGTGAATCTACTACTGTATTGGCCGTGTTATATCCAGCTATCTTGTTTCTTTGTATGGCGGTTAGTTCTTGTTCGTCAGTTCCGCCTAATTTATCTAGCGCTGTTGCGATAGAAAGGAAGTCTTTTACATCACCCATATCTCCACCCTGTTGCATAATTTGGGCAATAGATGATTGTAGGTTTTGTGGTGCGTATGGGTTGTATTGTTCTGGCGCTTGAGGTTGGTCAAATCCTTGTATAGCTCCACCTAATCCTTGTTGTCCACCCATAGCAGCTTGAGAGCCATATAGTGCATCTGGACCAAGTATTCCGCCGTCTAGTTGTTGGAAGTCCTGTGGCATTTGTTCCATACCCTGTTCCATATTCATGTCTGGTTGTTCGCCACCATTTACAGCACCCCTAGCAATAGCCCCACCGATAACAGGTGTTGTGTACTGGGTGACTTTTCCTACTTGTTGTGCAGTTCGTCCACCAATATCCATAGCACCACCAGCCACGTTTCCTAATATTCGTCCAAGAGTTAGTCCTTGACCAGCGCCAGCACCAACATCTCTAGTAATTGTTTTACCTAGGCTGTCTGTTGCCCCTAGTAGATTTGCGAATTGTTTATTGATACCACTTCTAGTAGCCATCTTTTCGTCAATAACTGATTTACCAGCCTGTCTGAAGGCTTCATAAATTTGGGTCTGTACTGAGCCAGGGTTGCCGTTTTTAAGTTCTCTAAATAATGGGTTTACCTTAGTAGACATGTACTCTACAAAGTCACCGTTAGTTTTAATCTTTGATAGGTCATCACCAAGACTCGTTACTACCTTTTGGTATTTAGGCGTCAAGTTGTTTCTGAGTAGTGGGTTGTCATCTAGGTTTTGTAGGAACTTAGAAGCTACATCATCAGCATTAGCCCCAAACTTCTTAGCTCCTTCGCCAGAAGCCTTATAGGTGTTAGACAAAGCTTTCATAGCGTCATCAGCATTATTGTATTGGCTAGATTTACCAACTCCACTAAACCACTTATTAACTCCGTCTAATGCTCTGTTTTGTCTAGCAACGTCATCTGGGCTTAGTCCTGAGTTTCCAGATACTATACCCCTGTTTACGGCTCTTAGTTTTCCGCCAGCTGCTTGAGCGCCTTTTCTACCAGCATAAGCCAAATCATCAACAGAACCCATTAGTCTAGCCAGCTCGTCTACGTTCTTAGACGCATTACCAATAACTTTTCCAGTCTTGCCACCGCTTTTCATAATTTGCATACCAGCTTTAGCTGCACCAGTTTTACCACCAGCTTTTCCTGCCATTAATACTGCATCGTCCAATACTGTGCTTCCAGCCTTCATTGTACTTAGTAGTCCCTTGCCACCATATCCAGCTGCTTTACCAGCGGCATAAGCACCACGACCAGCTTGCCATGCTGGACCAATTCCACCAAATGCACCAGATACAGCACCTTCTTTAAGTGCATCACCTAGTCTCATCTCATTGTCTCTTACTTGATTCTCTACTAGGCGTCCACCAGTACCACCAGCAAAGCCACCAAGCACACCACCAGCTATACCACCTATTGCAGTACCTAAAACTGGTACGACTGAACCTAGCGCTGCTCCAGCCGCTGCTCCACCCACGGCACCACCAGCGCCACCTAATTCACTTATAATTGAAGATAACCAAGATTGATTACCAGAACCTTTTTTAGATTTAGGCTTATTATCTTCTTTTTTAGGCTGTGAGCGATTGCCTGTATTTGCATAGCCAATGTAATTAGGGTTTTTCTTTAGGAAGTCTTGTACGTTAGTAGCCATGACTACAACCTCAAACTAAGGCCATTAGTGCTTACTGGCTTGGGTATAGAGCCACCACCCTGTACACTCAAACCGCCGTTACCCCCAGTAGACTGTATAGATAAGCCTGAGCCACCATAATTAGAAGGGACATAGTAGTTTCCTTGTATGCCAAGGTTTTTCAATGCTTGGTATTCTCTTTGGCTGTTTACCGCACCGTCATATCGTCCATCATCTCCAGCATAGTTAAGCGCTACTTGAGCATTCCAGTCTCCTGCATTAGCCTCTTGTTGCCATTGTTGCCTAAGTGTAATTTGTGGTTGCGTTTCGCCAGTTCCACCACCACCAGTAAATCCTCCGCCGCCGAAAGTAAAGCCACCACCACCAGAACCACCACTTCCAGCTCTTGCGGCTGCGGCTGCTTGTGCTGCTCGGTCTTGTTCCATTTCCCATTGATAAATACCTTGTGCATCACCACGTTGTTTGGCGGCTAGTTCAGCTAGCCTTAATTGTAGGTCCGATTTCTGTCCTTGGAACTTACCTTTTAGGTTAGCTACGGCAGGTAAATAGGATTGGCCGAGATAACTAGCTTGTTCGGCTAGTGGAATACCACCAAAAGCCACACCTCTACGGTTGGCTCCTTGTGTGATTTGGTTGAATGAATCTGTCTTAGCTGCTTCTAATCCACCTAATTCAGCTGATTGCTGACCTGGTAGTGCGTTGATTTGTTTACTATATACGTCTCTTTGGGGGTTATATACGGAGTCTAGTTCCGCCATGATTTGGTCTAATGCTCTTGCCACGGTATTTTAATCCTATTACCCAGTTACTCTTATATTATCTTAATGTCAATATATACACAAGTATTACCCTATAAGGACGGCTTTGTAAAAGTACTGCTGTATGTCTCCTGTGGTTGTGCCCTGTCCAGCAAATGCTATGGTTAGGTTTGTGCCTAAATCTTCTGATGCTGTAGTTGTAGTGACTATTGGCGCTGCCCCATTACTTGTAAACTCTCCATAGAATATCTGAGAGGTAGAACCATTAGCTACTATCTCTCCTCTAAATGTCCAGTCCTTGTTATTGAGCGCTATAGCTCCACTAGTAAATAGTGTGGTGCTTCCTAGTTTGAACTTAAATGTTTTGGTGTTTGCATTAGCCGCTGTTTTCCCACAAGCAAAGATTTGTATAGATGCGCCCAATTTAGATAGGGTATTGTAGTTTAATTGGAAACTTTGCATTGTAGTTTCGGCGGCATCAGTATTACCAGTAGGACCGTTCTGTGTAGATAGTCTGTATGGGGCGGCTTGAAGTTGCCCATCTAATCTAAGAAACGTGTTTAATAGCTCAGTCCTTAGTTGCCCAGACTGAGTATTAACATTTATAGATGGTGTTATTGCGGTAAAGCCAGCCATCGTTTATGCGGCTTCGTAAGTACCAGTTATTGAAACTACATCGCTCGTAGTCCATGTGAACGGTATAGTACTACTAGTGCCCGTAACGGTCGTAAACGTTGTTGAGGCGGTATTCACCCTAAGTACAAGCGTGGTAGTTGTGACAAGCATAGCTGCGCCATTATATACGGAACCGTTAGCATCCGTATAAATACACTCCCCTATCGGCGTGTTTACCGCATAGTCTACAGACGTAACGGGTAGAGATATTGTAGCCGTAGTACCGACGCCACTAGTAGAGCCAAGAGTAAGTCTATACCTGTAGTGCACCGTTTTCCCTATCTGTATATATTTGGCAACCACAGTACCGTTTCCTTCGATTATATTAGAGTAACTAGGTGTCCAGTCCTGCCACACCCAAGAAGTCCCCGTACCAGTAAGTATGTTATTTGGTACAACTCCACTAGCTGCGATGTTATCACTATCTAGCGAGCCGTTAATCTCCGTTACTATTGTGCTAATTGGTGTGTTGTAGTCTGCTGCATCTATGGTTTGACCGTCTGATGGTAAACTTACTGAAATTGTCGCCATTATTCTGTTCTCCTTACTCTTATTTGTAAAACGTAACTCAGGATTTCAACTGGCGTATCTACTCCTGTTTGCTCGTATCTTATTTGGTGCCAAAAGGCTTCTGTGCCAGCGAATGTTTCTGGGACACCTACAGTACGACTACCATAAGTTTCTCCGCTTCCGAATGTGATTCCACTTCCATAAGTAGAACCCGTAGCGAGAGCGTCTAGTGTGTATTGTAGAACATTAGCATTACGCTGGTCTACATCAATATATATATTAAGTGAATATGGCTGAGTCTGTAATCTTATAGATGGGGTGAATCTTCTAAGGAATAGTTTTCTTAACCCATCACCAAATATCTTACTCCAGTAAACGAACTCTATTGGTTTACCCAAATCTGAGTAGGCTTGTTCGGCATAATATACAGCACCTATTAGTGAACTTCCCTCTATTAAGGTGTCGTTTGCATCAGTGAACGGTTTATCGACATAGGTGTTAGAATCTCTTAGCCAGAACTTATTAAGTGTGTCCCAGAGAATACAAGAATCGTTTACTGTTGAGCCTGTCTGTGGGTAGTATAGTCTGTAGTAGTTTCCCTCGTAAACACCAGCGGTCTTTTCTTTGTCTGCTATATTATCTATCTCAGTTTGTATTGGGTCGGACATTAGTTCGTCTTGTGAACCGTTATATCGGTAGACACCGTCATCAGAAAGGAAGTAAACATAGTTAGGGTCAGAGGCTATGCAAGCCTGATTAACCGCACCCTTTTTACCAGATGACTGTCGTAGTACAAAGTTGCCTGGGTCATCGCCAAATAGTATGTATTTAGTTTTACGAGTAAAGATAATCAGGTTGTCTTGGAATACTGTCATACCAGTAATCTCATCACCGGTCTTAGACTGTGGCACATAAGTAAATCCAGTAGACACCCAGTTAGTGTAATCGGCGAACTCGCTCCAGGCTAATCTTGTTGGGTCGGCGGCTTGTCCCGCTATAAATAATCTACCCTTATGAAAAGCGCAGAACTTACCAGCTGGCGCTTCAGTATCGGTAATGGCTGTAGTTGTGGAGTTGTCGTAATAAAACGGTGTATCGTAACCATTAACCCAGAATACTTTGTCGTCTGCCTGTGCGTAGTTGTATTCGGTGGCAGAAGCATTTAACCCAGACTTAATAGATGTAGTACTGCCGTCTACTTCAGAGACGCTGTATACGTTAGTGCCGTGGGCTATTATTGTCTTTGATGTGGCGGTTGATGGGTTGAACTTAAATCCACCCAAGAACGGAGAATCAGTAGATACATAGGTCTTTAGATTTAATGAATAACTAGTAGCAGACCAGCTACCACCACTATCGGCAGAAGTTAATGCTGTGCTTGTGGCTGTGGTAGATGACCAGTTCCAGTTTCCAGAACCGCCCATTTGCATATAAGCTACTACCCAGTAAACACTGGCTGATGTTACTTGTGGTGCTTCTATGAATCTAGCTACGGCATAGGCATAGGAGCTAGTAATATCACTAGACAGGATAGATGAGGTGGCGAGTAGAGTACCTGGTGCGCCACTAGAATCTGAATAAATCTCTACTATCATGTGCTGAGTAGGGCTAGTACCCTCTTTAACATTAAGTTCAATTTTAGTTAATCTTCCAGTTGCTCCAGCTGTGAACTTCTCAGCTTTCCAAGTAGTAGGTGTTAGTGAGGCGTCAGAAGCTCCAGTAACAGAAGTAGCTGATACGTCTGCTGTTTCGCCCAACGGTACAGAATAGAATCCAGGACCTTTGCGAGTTCCTACGGCTACACGGCGGTCACTAGCCTTACGAGCATATAATCTTACATTATAATAATTTGGCGATTCGCCATCTCTTAATTGAGTGTGTGGATAGGCGGTGTTTAATCCTACGAACGGTGAGCCAGTACCACCAACAGGTATCTCTTTAACCTTTCGGCCAGTGAATAGTTGAGGTCCACGACGGATTCTTGACATTATCTTCCCCTATGAGTACGACCCATTGAGCCAGAGACTACTACCTGATTATCTACTCGCCTCATACCGTATCTAGTAATAAATGCCTCTAATAGGTCAGCGTAACGGTTAGTGAATTGGCCGGCGTAGTCAAAGTCCTCTTTGTTCTCAAATATACGAATCTTTGCGCCTACCATTAGTAGTTCGCCAAATGCCTCTGGGATTGTAGGTACGTCTGTAGTTGCTGATAATAGTGGTACTGATTTAATATAGTCCATTTTAACTACTAGGTCATCTGGTGAGTTGTAAGCAAACTCTACGCTAGTAAAGTAAGTCCAGTCGCCCAATGTACCAGAGTAAGTACCCGCATCAGGGTGCATTGTTCTAAAGTCTTTAGGTGACATATAATAATCAGTTAGGTCTTTTGCGTATCCTAGTGGTGAAGTTATATATAAGCCATAGATACGTTGTAGGTCTGATGGTTCTGCTGTCGTAAGGGTATTAGCACCAGTAGCTACTGCATTGGTTTGGGTGTCTGAGTTAAGTGTGAGGTCAAACATATTAAAGATACCCTGTTGAGCATCATTGATTGCATCACCAGCCTGAGTGTCGTCTAGGTTTGCGTCACCTACTTGGCTTTTGAGTTTTGTCTTTAGGTCGGCGAAGTTGTAAGCCATATTGTTCCTGTCGCCCAGTATGTCTATATAATATCATAAATATCATCTTATGCTCGCAAGTTCAGCACTATCTGCTGCGTCTCGTAGTATCTTGCCTGCTGTGTTTGCTGTGTTGTAGCTAGATAAATCAGTAGTCCACGGATTACCTGCACTACCAGCACCGTTAAGTTTCTCACCCATTGTGCCTGATGTATTGAGTGAAGCAGCGACAGAACCCCATACAGCCTGTGCAATATCTTCTGCTGTTGGTCGTGAACCTATAGATATGGTTGCAGTAGGTCTAGCTCTCATCTTTGGTGAAGCTGTTGCTATTATTCCTATTGATTCAATAGTTGCAGGACTGTTTACTAGTCTTGTAGCATCTGCGTCAAATACAATTCCTGTAGAAGTAATTGTACTATCTGGTTGAGCATAGCCCTGAATATCTGCAACTACAGTCGTAGCGTTATCGTCTCCAAAGGTAGCACCAGAAGCAGAGCCATACCACATATTATTGAAATAGGTTGCAAGTGGCATTACGCTTCCTCCACGCTAAAGACTACAATCCAACTAACTGTACCAGCAGTTGAGTTTGTTATCTGTTTAATAGTAATTCCTTCGTCTTCGTTAAGTGTGTACTCTTGTAGTTCAAAGCCTTCTGGTATCCAGTTAATACCTGAATATAGCTGTTGTGACATTGAGTTCTGAGTGAGTAGCATTTCATCATCAGGGAATACTAACGGAAACAATATTGCACCCTCAGTCACAGTTGCAGTAGTTTTGACTAACACTTGAGCTGGCAAATCATCGTTTGTACTGTCTTGTTTAAGGGGAGTTATATCTGTACCAGATGAGCAAGCACTTATCTTCTTCACATCAAGTCGTCTTATACCACCAGCGACAGCAGTTTCTACCATATTAGTAATGTAGAGTTTTTGCACTCTAACGATTACACCACTACCACTGCCGTTGAATATAGAGAAGTGCTGTTTGGAGTTAGCGAATACACTATCTGCTACAAGAGCAACATAAGATTGTCTAGCACTTTGAAAGACTGCCTGTTCTCTCACATCATCAGCACCAATAGTACGTTCTCGTTCTCGTATCTTGTTGCCTGTTGAGTTTGGACTTAGTTGAGTATAGCTTTCAGCCATAGTCTATACCTCGTCATCTACCGTAAAGACAATTAGCCACGCAAATTGACCGACAGTTGAAGAAGTAATCTGCTTAACCGTTAGCCCTTCGCCAGGTCGTAATCTTGTTTCTTGAGTTTCAACACCTTCTGGCATCCAGTTTAATCCAGCCATTAACTGAGTACTTGGAAAAGCCTGAGTTGCACCAGCTTCATCGTTTGTGAAAGTCAATGGAAAGAGTAATGCACCTTCTGTTACGGTTGCACCTGTTCTAACGGTAATTTCAGCAGGTAAAGCAGCGTTTAAGCTGTCACAAGACTGTGGAGTTATTGCTGTACCAGCAGAGTGAGCAGTCATACGCTTAACATCAGCTCGGACTGCAACACCAGTCACGGAAGAAAGTTGAGTGTTTATCATAAACATCTTTTTAATAGATACTACTTTACCTGAACCAGTAGCGTTTAGAATTGAAATAAGATGTTTGTTAGCTGCGAAAGCTGTTGCATCTGCTAAAGCGTAATAGGTAGGAAGTGCAGCTTGGTATACAGCTTGTTCGTGTACGGTGTTTGCACCAATAACTTTAGTTCTGGTTCTAATTTTGTTACCTGTAGAGTTTGGTGGTAGTTGGGTATATGATTCAGCCATGTTAGTCCTCCTGCATTATTAGTGTGCCAGCAGGGAATCTAGGTGTTATGAGGTTAGATACTGCTATAGAAGCTGTTAATGCTCCTGAGTATAGTATTTGACCTGCACCTGAAGCTGCTGTGCCTACTGCTACGTGTGTAATGGTGTTTGTTCCACCAGTACATTCCGGGAAGGTTATCTCTGCTGTGTTTTCTGCTTCGTTTCCTGATACAGTCCAGCCAGCACCATCTCTTGATACGAGTACTCTTGCATAGCCTGTGTAGGTTGCTTCTGATGTAGTTTGGTCGCCCGCTTCACCTGGGTCTGCTGTATGTAGTGATACATATAGGTTAGAGCCGTATGAAGGCATAGCTGTTGCGTTGAAAACGAATGCTACAAAATCGTTCTCTGTTGTATTTCCTTTTGACATTATTTCTCCTTAATTATTATTTTACGCATAGGTTAAACCTGCCTTGCCAGTCCAGTTAGTTGCATAGTCTGACGTACCAGTAGCGTATAGATAGGCACTTGTTGCCAAAGTCTTACGCATAATACGCCAGTTAGTGCCACCACGTTCTTCAAAGCCAAAATATTTATACGTTGCATCTTCTTCTGTGTTTCTGATGTCGAAGATAGGTGTAGGGGTTAGGGTCGCTTCTACGGGTACAGCACCGCCACTCGTTAGCCTTACCTGTACTGCCGCATCGTTCTCATCTTTGAACGGCAATACATAGTTTGGTACCGGGAACTCTAAACCGTTAATAGCGTTAGTTACATCCTTGACTGCATTTTGTAGTTCGGTGTCATCTTGTTCTGGTAGTTCTGGTAGTTTTATATCTTTAATAGCTTTAGTAATTTTGGCGATTTCTTTAGATATGTCTGGGGTGCTTACATTTACTTCCGGTGACTGTACGTTAATCTGTGGTGAAAGCTCTATGCTCTGTACCGCCTTGATAACGGCGTCTATCTTAGAAGTGTAGTCTTTTAGGTTATTAACAGATACTTCTTCTACTTTTTCGTTCTCTGGTATCTTGATGTCTTTGGCAACTTTAGATACTTCCTTCTTGACATCGTTCAAGGCTATAATCAAAGGCTGGAAATCAATGTTGTTTTCTAGCTTAACAGATTTAATCGCCTTAACTGCATCAGCTATATCACTGGTATAGTCTTTGCTCGGATTCGCCACCTTAACATTCTGGGTGTGTTGGCGTGTTCTCTGTGCTTCTCCAGCAATACTTTTAATAATCGCATTAGCACTATCTTTGGTAGCGTTAATGGTCTGTTCTAGTTCTTGCTTGTGTTCAAGTTTCTCGGAATCGGCTTTTTGCTTATCTTTATACGCTTGTATCTTGTCGTTATCCATATTAGCCTATTACCCAGTCTATTATTATTGTACTATCTTCTACCTAGTTTTACTAACTCGACACCCTCTTGTTCAGGGATTATTCCAAAGGGGTCTATTACGATTGAGCCAGCAGGAAACTTATAGTCCTTGTACCTGTCGTGTCTAGTTCCTATGAAATAGGTGGCCGGGACTAGTTCTTCTACATCCTCAACGTGTAGGTGTTCTATTGGCGTTAGCGAACTCATTAGGCGAGATGGGCTACCCGTTTCTATATTTGTCTCAGGCTTAAATGCTCTACCCAGTATTACAAGGGGTAGTTCGTTCATTTGAGCGTATTCAGCAGCAACATTACCATGCCACATCTCATAATCTTCTCTAGCGTACATTAAGTCCTCAAAGAAGTTGTGAGATAATCCAACCTCATCAGCCAGCCAGCTCATAGCGATATTGTCTCTTGGGTGGCATCCACCTCCGTCACTCATACCAGCATCAGTATATCTAGGACTCCACAACCTTCTATCAGATACGTCCCAAGCTCTTTTTATGTCATCAAAGTTCATACCCGTCTTTTCTGCTATCTCGCCCCATAAATTAGCTATAACTGTTTTGGCGGTTATCCATGTATTATAAGAAACCTTAATACCTTCAGCAGTAGTTATGTCGGTTCGTATAACAGGCGCATCATTTATTGTTTTATAGAACTCCTCTAGTTGGTCGGCGGCAGTTTCACTCTCAACCCCAATTAGGTTGAACTCTGGATGCAAGTAGTCTTGTAATACAGTTCCCATAGCTATGAACTGAGGAGTATAAACATAGTCCATATTATCATTAAGTATTTCTTTTAGGCGTCTTTCATAAGTTCCAGGCAGACAAGTGCTTATAACTGCTATGGTTCGTTTCTCATCTAGTTTGGCGCACTCTCCAGCTAATGCTCCTAACGCCGCCCCAATAAAGGCATAGTCAAAATCATCTCTAGTCTCTGGTAGTGGTGTAACTCCCTCGTATTCTGGTTGATGTGGCGTCTGGACTGGTACAAATATAATATCGTTCTCTGCAACTAGCTTTCCCAAGTCCTTAGTCATCTCTATGTTGTTGCTATCTAGTAGTGGCTGTAAGCCCTCCTCTTGGTAGGGTATTCTTCCTCTCTCAATATATCCGTATGGGGCGTCGCTAATATCATAACCCATAACCTCATGCCCCTTAGACTCTATTGCTAAAGCCACTGGTAGACCCAGTTTTCCCATTCCAACTACACCTACGTTCATTTCATTTCCTTTCTTAGTTTTGATGCGTTATCGGCTCTCTCTAATTGAAAGCTATTATACATTTCCGCAACATTATCTCTTTTATGGCGGACTATTCTGTCTTTGTGTGTCTGGTCTAGTGGTCCCTTGCCAAAATCTGGGTGCATATGTTCGGTTAGGATAGGTATGTGAACATGGCGGTTAATTTTCTGCGCTACTTCATTTAACCAAGTGTCGTTATAATCAGAGCTAAAATAAGGTGGCACGAAATATCCTACTGTCTCTGCCCACTTCCTGTGGATAAAACCATGAGTACCAAAAGTCCCATTATGGGGTGAGCCGTCATCTCCAAACACAAATACTATGTTATCTTCAAACTCATCAAACTTTTCTTGAAGTATTCTATCCCATTCTTTAGTGCGGAAAACTATATCATCTCCAGCGTGCATCAGTATATCCCCTTTAGCCCTCTTGTAGCACTCGTTCCATAACTCACTAAGCACCACTCTGGGTCCTGTAAAGTAAGTAGTCTGTTTGGGCGGGCTGTCCATATACTCGTTTAGCTTTGGGTCATCTTCATCTAGGCGTATTATGATTTCTATTTCGGATGGGTATGAAGCCGTCTCAAAGATAGAATTAGTGAGTCGCACAATGTTGTCGGGTCTGCCCCTGCTGGGTAATAAAATACTTATCATTGTCTTGCAGCTACCTCTCTTAACGAATTAAATGTCCCCATGTCTGACCAGTAGCCATCATAAGTTACTGCTCTGCACCCCTGTTTCAAGTACCAGTTATTAACGTCTGTTATCTCTAGCTCCCCTCTATCTGATGGATTTAATGTTCTTATATAATTGAATACATCATCATCATATATATAGAAACCTATAACAGCTTTATTAGAGGTTGGGTTGGCGGGCTTCTCTACTATTTGGCCTTCTTGGTAGACACCGAATCTTTCTGGGTCCTCTACTTCCTTGAGGAACACCATGGGCTGAAATGATTTCTTTGGACTCTCTGATAAGTAGTTATCCCCAAGTATTACTGGGAATGAGCCGTCTACTAGCCCTTCAGCGCACAATAATGCACCAGCTACCCCATCAGCACCGTTCTGCACTCTATATGTAAATCTCACGCCCCACTCAGAGCCGTCCTTTAAGAGTTCAGCAAATCCACCTATGTTCTCACCACCAGAGACTATTACTATCTCATCACAGCCATAGTCTATTAAGGTCTGTATTGGGTAGTAAATCATTGGCTTATCATATACTGGCAATAGGTGTTTATTGGCCACGTTAGTCAATGGGCGAAGTCTGGTTCCATTCCCCCCTGCTAGTATTACTCCTGTCATAATCCTGCCTTTTCTAGTCTGTCGTCGTAACCACGCTCGCTCATAGTTTTCTTGTAGTAACTAGGGTAATCGGACCAATTACTCTCATTAGCAAAGGTTCTTGCTAGGTTATCTGTCATGTGTCCAACGTAGTATCCTCTGTCCATTATTAGGCGACTGAATCTTGAGTCCTCTTGTAATTTAGATTTCTCACCGTCATCCCATCTACTCTCAGGCCAGCGAACTCCCTCATCCCAAATCTTACGCTTAACTATACAGGGACCACCAACACAACCAGGCCAAGGGTTGACTGTCTTCCCATTGACTTCTAAGGCTCTTAGAGCGGCCCTAGGGTCCTCAATGGCCTCATTGTCCAGTCCAAGCTGTCCAAGCTCAGGAATAGCCTTAAAATAGCCTATAGCGGAATCATACCAACCCTCTCTTAGTTCCATATCGTTGTCTAGTCGCATTAGGTGTGTGGCGTCATAGTTTTTAAGCCCCTCAGTCCAACCTATATTAGTGGCTTTGCCAGGATAGTAGTTTTCGTCATTAAATATAACTTCATCTATCTTGCCTCTGTTTAATATGTTCTGTAAGTATTCTTTGGTGCCATCAGTAGAGTTGTTGTCTACTACAATAATGAAGTAAGGCTCGGTCATAGTAGCCCATAAGTACCCTAGTGTTTTCTTGGTGTAGTTCAGCCTGTTAAAAGTGATGAGACAAATCAGTAGTTTCATTTCTTGCCCCAGTCTATATAGGACTTTCTTTTAGGCACAGCTTCAGCCTTGCCAGCCTTAATTAGTTTTTCAGCGTGAGCCTTAGATACGTTCAATATCTCAGTACCAGACCTGACTTCTACTAAATCGCCAGACTTTTCTACTGGGTAGGATTGTATCTCTTTTAATCTCTTGTCCTTGATTATATCTGTCCACTTCTCTATTTGGTGGGCGCCATTGTTAGTGCCAGATTTACCTAGTGCTATTAGCTTGCGTTGTCCTAGCTTAGTCGGGATAACGTGTATCGGTATATTTAATCCTAATAGTTCAAAACAGAAGGTAATATCGTGTAGGCCGTAACCATCACCTGATTCGTTATGTACGGCTGTGAATTTGATGTATTTACCGTAGTTTTTGACGTTCCATTTGGTGTCGGTTCTGAAGTAGGGGGATTTGAGTTCATTGAATACCTCTCTCTTGATTAGTAGACAGCCAGTTCCGCAGAACATTACTCTTTTATCTGCATCTCGGAACACAGAACCTCTGCCCTCTTTAGTTATTGGATAATCAGCAGTAACCACAGCCTTATCCACAGCTAGTAGTTGTTTGAGTATGTCTTTAGGTAGCACCATGTCATCTTCTACTATCCAGATGTGGGTGATGTTGGCGTCAAATAATGCTATTTGTAGTGGTGATTCAAAGCACTCTGGTATTGGCTTGCCGTGTGCAAAGAATATCTCATAATCATAATCTTTTAAGTTGTCTAGTAGTTCTTGGGCGGTTCTACTGAACACTAGTCCCCTACTTGGGAATATAACTCCAATTTTCATCTTACCCTCTTGAAATCTCGCCCATCATTGAGATATGGCTGTTCGTTCTCGTCATAGCTGATAAACGGCGGTATATCTTCCCAATACTTGACGTACTTAACTCTATTTAATGCACCTCTTAACAAGTCAATGTTTTCCATATCTACCTTTCCCGATACAGCATCTCTACCTACTACTGTTAGTAGTTCTATTTCGTGCTTGCCGTCATTCACGCCAGTTTGACCAAGCTTGACCAACTTCCTCTGTCCAGCTGTTCTATTCATTGGTTTTACTGGCATTTCTTGTGAGTGTAATATTAGGCCGAACCTCAGGTCGTGTAATCCGTAGAATACTCTAGTAAGTTTTCGTGGCCACCAGTGTAGCGTATCCGTATCTATAAACTGTTCATAAGTAGTATCGGTGCGCCAGATAGGTTTCTGGAAGTTTTCTAATACTTGGCGAGCTACCAACAGGAATCCAGTACCAGTCCAGAAAGCCATACCGTCTGGGTCATGTAAACAGGTAGAGTCGCCGTTCTGCCTAAACGGATAATCTAGTGCTACTACTGGGTAGCGTTCTTCAAACATCTCCATAAGTATCCCTTTAGGAATAATCATGTCATCTTCCACGAATAGAAATGCAAAGTTGTTCTGGTCTTTTAATGCTCTATTAGTTGGCTTATTAAAGCAGTCTGGTAGCGATTCTTCGTGCGCCCAATATATTTCCCACTCAAACGGTAGGGTCTTTAGTTCTCTGAGCAATTCTTGTAATGTCTCACTGAACATTAACCCTCTGCTCGGCAGAATAACTGCGAGCTTGTCCATTTAGTCCTCTGCTACTATTTCTTCTAGTAGTGTTACTAGTTCGTTAGTCAATACAAGACCGTCTCTAGTTTGGCGGAGTTCTCTTTCGTGCTTTGAGATATTATCTTTATAAGCTGCAACTGTATTCTCGTCTTTAGCCTTTTCCATAGCTGCATAAGCCATAGTTAGGTCAAATAATAGGCGATTAACAATAGATTTCATTTGGGTAGCCTGTTCTCTGGCAAATCCAAGTCTTGCTACTGGCGGTACGTTCATTTCTTCTGTTATACCGAGTTCATCTGCTAATTTATTGTATCTATCTAGTGTTGTCATGTTGCTCCTTATGTTTATAGCTTATATTGTAGCCAGTATTAGTACAGTGTCAAGATTTGATATCGTTAAGCTGTGCATAAGTTCCATATATCTGTTCGGCGAATTGGTTGTATAGGTGTGCCGCCTCATTCTCGGTCTCAGAATACCCCAGGTAATAGGTCTTGTAATCTAGTTTAATGTAAGCCATCCACTTCTTCTTTAGTTTTGGGCGGTCAAGATAACTAACGCCCTTATATTTAGAGCGAGCCGTAGGGTTCTTAATCTTTCTCATATTCGCCATATTCTCTGACCTAGTAGCAAGCCTCAGGTTGGACTTTTGATTGTTGATACGATTTAGGTCTTTGTGGTCTACATCAGAACCCCTAGGAGCATCCATAATACGTCTGTGCATATATTCAACACTATTCTTGCCGTCCGCCCAAACACTTCTTCTCGCATACCCTATAGGGCTAAGATTCCAGTTATACTGCATTAGGTCTTCATAGTTATCGTCATCTACTAGTATCGGCATCTTTATATTAGTGGGGTATATTCGTTTCATACACACATGATAACACGTTGTACTGTATTATAACAAATAAAAAAAGAGGGTCACGTTAACCCTCTTAATTTGAGTACTATTAGTTACTAGTGTTTTATCACGTAACCAAAGCCTGAGCGTAGTGTTGTGACGCCATAAAGGACATCGACAGTCACTAACCACCCGAGATACTCTTGCTTGTATTGTGTCTGAGTTCGTGGAGAACTCTGCATAGCGATAGCTGCTGCTTCTTCGTGGAAGAATAGAGAGTTGTACTCATCAGTAGCTGTATCTAGGTACACAAGGTTTTGTGACATAAATACTTCTGCGCCGTAGATAGTTCCAAGCTTACCATTTTTGATAGCGTCGCCTGTTCCTAATGCGTCGTAACGAACGAACTTGTCAATTGCAAGTAATTCTTTTTCGCCTTTAGGGTGAACAACCATTTTACGGCCAGTTCGTGGTGCTTTGTTTTCACTTAGGTAGCGGTTTACAGATAGAACTAGGTCGTCTGTGATTGCTGTACCGTAAGTACCGATAGTTTTGCTAGCGGTTTTCCATGCAGTTGTAACAACAGCAGCGATGTCAGCATCTACTTTTTCAGCGATTGCGTAACCAGCAGCTTTTGTGTAATCAGAACGTACGTCGTAAGCTGATTGAGTTGCAAGGATGTCCTCTACTAAGAATGAACTTTCGTAGTGACGGTTAATTGTTATTGTTGTTTTAGTTTCGGTGTTGTAGTTAAGCGTTACAACTGTGTTTTCTGCTTTTAGGTTCGCTGAGATTGCTGATACGTTAGGTATTTCAACAGTCTGTCCTGAACTTTTAACATCACGGTCATAGTGCTTGAATAGTGGCAAAAGAACCAAGTTGCTCTTTACGAACATCAAAGTTTCTTTTGACCAAATGTTCCTTCTGTTACTTTTGTGACCTACTTATGTAGGCGGGGAGGCGCTTCGGCACTCCCTCTGCATTTTCTTTTGTTATATATGCAGAGCAGACTATCGCTTCGGGATTTCTCCCGTTTACTCACTTAGTCGTTGCAAGTGGTCAGGCTTTTTAAGTTCCTTTAGTGATTTGTAGCACCATATCTTTTTAGATACTACTTCTTGGCTAAAGTTCTTATGCCTCGTATGTGTCATCGGTAATTCGCAAAACATTTTCATTATTGCGCCCTGTGGTCTTTTAACGATTAGGTGTGGGTTTATGTCGTTAATTAACTTCAGTATATTCTTCTTTCCCTTTAGAACGTAGGTGAAAACCTGTCTGTTTTTAATGGTTTTATTCCCTCTGTTTTCTATGATGCCTCCGTAAACTTCACGAATCATCTCTAGCGCCATGAGTGAATTAGCCCCAGCCATACCTATTTTAATGACTGGCTCAAAACTTGGGGTTTTTACCTCTTTGCTTCTAACTGGCAGAATACCAATGTATCCTTCGCCGTCTATCAACCCTGCTATGTATTCTTTAGTTATCATACTATCATTATACCATAGTGTAGGCTGTAAGACGAAACCTTCTTGGGGGTTATCTGCTTCCAGACTTTCCCCGTTGATTAGAGTAAATTGTCAATGTACAAATTGGAGTGGTAAACTCCATACATTTTGACCCTATATTATTAAGGTCTGAATACGTTTCCAGCTGTTACACCTTCGTTTACGTTACCAGAACCAAAAGCTCCTGTAGTTGCCATTGGATTAAATCTTTCTTGTTAAGCCGTCTGCAAGACTTGCGTCTTAACTTGCTCCCATAGCTGCGTTTATTTCTGGTAGGCGCTTCTGATATTCCTCTGGGGACATCTTGGCGACCATATCATCTACATTTGCTGCTGTGAGTCTGTTTGTTGCATACGAGTTTGCGTTCGTAGCTCCTGATGACGGTGGGGTTTGTTGTTGTTTCTGAGCTAAATTAGTGAGTGCCTTTCGACCTCCCTCAGTTTCCATACTCTTGAGCTTGTCTGGACTTGCTAGATAATGCGCTCGGACGTCATCTAAATTAGTTAGCCATGGACGTTCTGCGGCGATTCTTGACAATTCTTCTCTATGCTCTTTCATATCTGGATTAGCGTCAAACCAATCCCGTACATAAATCCTTTGTTCTTGGACATTCTGTCTGTCCACAATCTGGTCATAATTTATATCCCCAGTTGGCTCCAGTAACTCTGGAGGATTAACAGGTGTTCTAGGTACCTGAGTTGTTGCTTCATGCATCTTCTTTTCGGCGTCTCTGTACATTTTGGCAAGTTTTATAGGGTCATCCAAAGGAAGTCCTTTTTTCTCTGCCCAACTCTGTACGTCATCGTCGTCAGCTTGTGATTCTGTCTCCTGAGATTCCTCTTGCGGCTCCTCAGTAGAATCGGCTGTTGATTCATTTAGCTGGTCGTTAGTATTAGATGCGCTTTCGTCTGTTACGACTTCTGCTGGTTCCGCTTCTGATGTGATAGGTTGTGCCGTGGCGCCATCATCTAAAGTTGTGGTATCCATCTTTTCTCCTTAATTGTTAATGTCTGCCCAGAGATAAGGGGACTAAGTATGATAACTGGGCAGTTAATTTTTTACTTAGCACCCTTGTCTCTAGCGACCACAGCTAACATTGTCATGTGGTCTATACTCTTTATAACACCCCCAGCTTCTTTAATCAAGCCATAAGCAAGTTCTTGGCTATTTGCCGTCTCTGCTTGTTTGATTAAATTATCGTGAAGGTCCTCTTTTAATGAACGCACCAACTCTTTACCGAGTGGCGTTTTTAAAAAGCTAGTAAGTTGTTCTGCCCAGTTGTTATCCATTCATTGGTCCTTGCTGTGGTGGCATTGGTGGCATCTGTGGTGCTACACCCATTGGTGTTCCACTTGGGTCTACTGTTCCCAAGGCGGTAGCTTGTTCTGCGGCCATCTTCATTTGTTGGGTTTCAAGGTCATCCACGTGCATTGTTGATGGTTGGTAGCCAGCGGCTTCTTCCATCTGCATCTTAACGTCAGCAGGTACATCTTTATAGTTGATTAGTTCTTTAGGGTCGGTATCGTCTTTCGTGTCTTTACCCATTTCAGCTAATTTCTCATCAGGTACTATTAGAGTATCTACTTCGTCCATCTCTAGGCTAAATGCTTCTTTAAGTATTAGGCGAGTTAATGCAGATTGGTCTACGAAAGGAGAACCTAACATAGCGCCGTACATTTCTTTTAAGTCGCGCATTTTCTTCTTCTTGTCGTTTTCTAATGTAGCCTGTAGTTTGATTCGTGGTTCGTAGTCGCCCTTAAACATCTCTGGGTCAAATAGTTCCCAGTTTACGCCCTTTTCTCCAACCACTCTCATATAAGTAGGTTGAGTAACGTACATCTGTATCATTTGGTAAACGAGTTTGGCGAATTGGTAGTAACCACCGTTTTCTAGGCTAGATAGTAGCATATCGAATCGGCGTCCTGCTGATGCAACCTGAGCTTGAATCTCGGTAGCGGTAGTATCTCCAGATACAGAAGCACCCTTGATAACTTGGTCTACAGCAGTAGTTTCTCTGATTTCGTTCTTGATGTTTACACGTTCGTTAAATGCGCTAGATGGAATAGGTTGTTTCTGTACAGCTTGGTAACTACCAGGTCGGAAAGGATAAACAGCACCAGTTACGTTCTGAATCTTATCAATATATGAAGCGTATTGTGGGTCTAGCTCCATAACAGGGTCTAATGCCCAAGATACAGCGTCTATGTTCTGGTTGGTCATGTCGTTTAGAAGTTCTTGTGCTTTGGCGACTGGTTGTAGTTCGCTTCGTCCGTATAGCTGAGTTTCGTCTGGGTAGTTAGAGTCTACGATGAATGGGTACATTCCAGTAGGGTTATCGTAACCTAAGAACTGTTGGCGTTCTTTGTAGTAGTTGTCGGCTTCGTAGATAACTTCTTTCTTGTTTCCAATATAAGTTACTTTATCTTTAGTCCAGTGGCAGAATATTTCTATTTGGTCTTTTTGGGCGTTTTCATCAACAGTTGAACCCATGTGAGTATCTCGCTCTTGTTTAGCAGATTCTTCGCCAGTTTCGTAGTTTTCGTCTAGTTTGTCTAGGTTCTTGTACTTGGGTACTAGTTCGCCAGTTTCAGGGTCTACTACCTGTTCTTCTTCTAGTAGTTTCTTAGAAGCAAAGAAGCGGTAGCCCATAAATGAGGCGTCTTGGTAGTTTAGTACGGTAGCTGATGGGTCAATATAAAAGTCTCTTAGTGGAATGTTTCTTAGTTCTGGGTGGTCAATGTTCCAGTAAACGTACATGACACCAGTTCCGTAGAGGAATAGGTTTCTTGTATGTTGAACGAACTTGTTAGTCCAAGCATCCATATCCCAGTAATAGGACATCAGACTATTCAACACCTTAGTATTAGTAGTTTGGCTTGGTTTTGTAGGGAAATACTCTATTAGGGGTTTTTCACCACTAGTAGCAGATACTTTGGTTTCAATAGTCGAGAAAGCCATTGGTACAAATGTGTCAGATATTCCGTTATATCCAACATATATGCGTTCAGAGTTATAAAGTTTGTACCAGTTTTCCCAGTCTTTGTGATAAGAGGAGTCACGGTAGTTCCAAGAACTCTCGAAGTCCTTTACCACCATTTCTACCATTGTTTGCTGTTTCTTATTAGCCACGTTAATCCGTCAAGCCCAGTATATTGTAAGTATATACTAGAAAAATACTTATGTAAATTATCTGTACTTGTTACGGCGCTGTACTAAATCAGTATTTATTTTAGCTTCTGGCATAGTTCCTGGGCGGGCGTTCATCAATCCGTAGCGAACTGCATCGTAAAGGTGGTCCTCCACGTTCTTAGTTTGGACATCTTCTACATTGTTAATATCCACAGGTAGGTTGGGGAAAGTGCGGATAAAGTTCACACAACTAGAGAATACCTGTAATCCTGGTAATCCGTCTGGCATAGGTGCTAGTTTCTCGTGGACTGCGTTCTTTCCAGCTTTTCTATCATTATTGGCGGGTTGGAAGAATAGATTGCTTTTCTCAAATATTGCAGCGATAGTTTCACCTGTTTCGGCAGAACCAGTCTGTTTCCATAAAGAAGGGTCGGCTAATCTCATTATTATCTTTTCTTCTGATTCGGACATCATAATAGATTCAGCTTGTGCTGAGGCGGCCATAGCGTGTTCATAGAACTCCCTGTAAAGATAGGTTCTCTCACTAGATGGGTCTTTGGCGAGCCACACTCCAGCGGCATAAGAGTTATATCCCCAGTCATAAGCGAACCATTTAGTCCAATGAACTGGTATTTGGAAAGGTTTAACAACGTGATACGGTTTACCGTCCTCATCTTCCCTGCGCCACTCCTCAAAGGCCTGTCCAGCAAATACGTCCCAGTCACCCTCAAGTAAAGCCCGTCTAAGTATTGGGTCGTTATTAGCTTCTAGTACTTTAGTATAGGTTTTAACGAACTCTGGAGATGGGTGGTCGGATACCTTAGCTGGTATAAATATACGAGTGTTTCCGTTCTTGTCGGTATAAATCTCCTCTGGTGGGGCAATATCTATAAAGTAGCGTTTTACCCAGGCGTGCCCTACGTTTCCAGGGTTAGTGGCGGACATGACCTTTAATGGGTGTTCTCCAGTAGAACGTACACGAGTTTTCAGGTATTGGTATTCATCTTCAGTAAAGTGAGTAAGCTCATCTACTATAAGTAAGTGCATTTCAGCAGACTGGTACTTATACATATCGGCAGGGTTCTCTAGGTAGGCGAGCTGGATAATAGAACCGTTAGAGAATACAAAGGTTCTGTCCTGTGAGTTATACTTCATTCCTTTGGCGATATTTATATAGTCGGCGCATTGTTTATAAATCTCTGGTATTACAGACTGTTTAAGTTCGGGTATGGTTTTACGAAAGATATAGACTCTAGCTCTTGGCCACTTCATACAATAGGTAACAGCTTCGGCAACAATAGCAGCAGTCTTTCCTCCACCCGCCGCACCACCATACATTGTTTCAAATGCTTCTGATTGGTGAAACTTAGTCTGACGTTCTGAGGCGACATAGTCCGGGACTTTTATAGTTTTAGGCATCTAATAATCCTATCTGTTTATTTTCTTCTTTACCTAACCAATACTTAATCCTAGCCTCTGCAATAGGTATGTACTCCTCAGTAAGTTCTACGCCCTCAACGTATTCCCAACCAGCTTGGAGTGCACCTATCATTTCTGAGCCTGAACCTGAAAATGGTACAAGTAGCCTACCGCCTGAAGGTGGTTTGATTAGGGTTGCTAGGTATTTAGTGAGGGATAGGGGTTTGACTGTGGGGTGGTGGTTCTGTCTTATACCGCCAAACTTCTTGCCCTTAAATGATGACGCTCTTTGTTGTAGTGTTGATACTTCTTTCTCCTCAAACCCCTCTAGCCCTGCATTACGTTCTCGTTTACTTGCTTTGGCTGTGTAAAAATAACGACTGGCAGAGCCACCATTATCGTTGTGACCTCGTACTTCGTTGCTATCATCTCTACCTGAACCGTCAATACCACTAAACGGTGATTTGCCCATAAATCCTAGTTCATATGGTGGGTCACAGAGTATGCCGTCAAACGGTTCACCGTCATAGTTCTTAGCCCACTCTTTTATGTTGGCGTTAATTATCTTGTGCATCTAATCTCTCGGCTTCTATTATTGATTCACTTGCTGGTCTTGGTACTTCATTAACGAAAGTAACGTGTACATCTGATTGTACTCTATCTACGAACATTCCTTGTGCCTTACCCATTAGTTCTAATGCTTTTAGTTTATCTCGGTCATATTCTCCATTTATCGCCACATCCTGAAATCCTCTATATATATGGTCGGGTGTGTAGTTCTGGAGCTGTTCCTTTAATTCAAGTATCCAGGGGGTGTTACGGACTATACTGTTAGCGTAGCTTCTTGAATAGCCAGCCTGTACAGCAGATTCCGCCAAGTTACCATAAGTCTCTTTATTACGAGCATTAAAGTAATTCGCCACAGTATTACGTTGTTTGAGGGTATATTTAACTTTAGCTAAAGGTTCTTTCTTTTTAACGTCTTTCTTCTTATTCATCTCTGGTTGCTCCTGTAATAGTATTCTTCCACTGAGTATCCATATCGTCCCACACCCAATGCTTGCAAGGACTCCTACCTAAGCAACAAGGATATCCAGTAGTTGGGTCTGGCGGTTTGGGAACAAACGTATCACTATTCGGCGTAGCCGAACCGATTGTATTTTTTGGGTTTTTATTTTCTAGTGGGGCGCCGCTTATTTGGTTATTCTTAATTTCCTCCAGTAGGGTCCCAAGCACTTCTGTTAATTGATGAAGGGGTACCACCTCTAATGAGCGAGCCGTACCCTGGGACGTCTCCAATATTAGGTTTTCAATATATTCGCTTCTGTTCCCCGATTCGTCCGCCGTAGCTAGGGCTTCTTCTGAGAGCATAATGTTTATTCTTTTCTTCATACATACTACTATACACACTATATACACACTTGTATACACACTTATACACACTCTTTATTATAATAGTCACTAATTGTCTCACGCTGAATGGCAACTTAAACCCTCCCGACAAAGCTGTACCCTAGTGCGATTTTAGGGTTCCCCATGCTCCTCTGAGTGTATATATATTTATAAAATGACCTCTGTTAAATCTGAGTTCTGGGTATATATAGGTATGCTATGTATATAGGCGCTATTTGATTGTGTGTGGTGGTGTGTTTGGCGTATAGATATATTAAATGTATGTATAACAAGCTACAGTCCTGTATATGCTATATATATGCTTATAGGTGTTATTTGGCGGGATTTACAGTATTGGTGAGCTATTAGCTGGGTATTTGTTCTATATATAGTGATATTACTGGATATTACAATAATAGTATGAATTAGGCGGGTTGTTTCTGCTTAATGAGTAGTATTTGGCGGTTATATTACTATTTAGTGTGATATTTGTCACTATTTGGCGGAATTAACACTTTAGACACTATAATAGTACTATGTTGTGTATTGACATAGTCTGTAGAGTTTGCTATACTGTAGTTAGTAAGTTAGCAATATAACTTACAGAACATAAACAAATTGAGATACTTACTAATCAATTAAGTGAACATAGCAGCTACATTACAAGGTAGATATAACCGCTATAATTAGCTTGATTGACTGGTGGGATTAAATGGTTGGCTATCCCTAGCACGAGAGCGTAAAGCATATATAACGACAATCGACACTATAAGACCTATTTATTAGGCAACTGTGTAAACTGTGGGTTAAAAGTAAAAATAGCTATATAACGTACCGTGTTAGCGTTAGTCAATCATTATAATAATAAATTAATAAGATAGGCGGGAAATTATGAGCAATAATAAAATATATGCACAAGTACAAAAGTGTGAGCGAGCAAATGGCAGTGTAAATGGTAATCCAAACTGGCTATTGACTGTTAGAGAATTTGACAGTAATGGTGACTGGACGCTAGAGGCTAGAAAAACATCTAATGACTTGAGTGACAGTTATGGCGAGATACCAAACAAGATATATTCAAAAATGCCTGAAGTGGTAGAAGTAGAGCATGAACTAACTAAAGCAGGCAGAATTAAGAGTATAAGAGCACTTTAAATTCGCCCAAATAATTAAATAACAATAGGAGTAAATAAGATGAGCAAGGACTATAAACAATACAATTCAACAGTTAAAAGTGTAACAGTAGCTTGTGAGCAAATAGCTCATGGCCATCATGTATCAGACGGAGATATGAACGCTTTAAAACACGCTATTGAGGATTTAGTGAGCGTGTATAATGTACACTTAACACCAGATAATGCACTAGAATTAAAGGAGTTTTAATTGTGAATAAATACGATATAGCTAGCATTGTACTATTAAGCGTTATTATAGTACTTGTAACATGGCTAGTAATAAACAATGGTAGCAATTACAGCTATTCTAACAGCGTTAATGGTCTGGAGTGTGTCTATAACTGTTCAGAGTTTAAAACACTAGTACAGAGCTTGAAATGAATAAATATAGAGTATATCTGATTAGCTTAGGTATACTCTGTTATCTATTTATATATCCAGTCATTAAGATAATAGGGTATTTGGCGGCGTTAATTGCTGCTCTAGTGGTGTATCTACTTATAATGATGTTTATATTTAATATACTGTTTACTATTGCCATAACTAGCGGTATAAGCTTTAGTACAGCATTAATTATGTTATTTATAGCCATTTTAAGCTTATTTGGCGGTGTTTTATATAATAGTAGTATGTTAAATCGTTCTATATATAAAAGCCGTTAGATAGGCTCTATGTTAGTTATAAGGAATTGTGATGAATATCACTATTTTGGTGTGATTTTGGTCACATTTTAGCACTCCCTTGAAATATTCGCTCCAAATCAATCACGCGCGCGCACATACGCCTGAGTCGCCTGAGAGCTTGAGCGAGAGTTGGTTCAGTGGGCGGAGGAAGAAAAAGGACCACGACAACTTTTTTAAAGGTCAAAGTGGGGGGCTACCCTTAAAATGAATAGAACCCCTCCACCAAAGGGTTCCTCGTTTGTGTTTTATAGATTAAATATATTCGTCTAGGAAGGTATTTGAGTGTTGTATCTAATGTAGGAGGTGCGTAGGTCGGTGGTGTCCTAATATTTAGATTTTAGCATATACTTTTTAATTTCTTTATCGTCTTTATATTCGTTCCATTTAATATGTTCGGGTATTACTGGTACTTTTATTACTTTATTGAATAGTTTGGTGAGGTCTGTATTTGGAGGTATGGTGTTCATGCTTATAATGTAGCATATATTTTGGCATAATCCCTCTCTACCCTACTACTTGCGGTTGGGGCGTATGTTGTATAACGGTATAGTCCTTACCAAGTAATCCTCGCAGTTGGTTTCTGCTACCCTAATCGGATTCTTTATAAGTTCAGCACTTAGTAAGTAGGGTTATGTTACCGAGATATGGGCTAGTGTTCACTTGTAAGCAGTTTTGTTTAGTGTTGGGCTGCGAACCAATCTGTGAACCTACTCTACCTAGAAATCGTACTGCTACGATAGCTATCCGTTTAGGCAGGATAACCAATCCTGTAAATGCTGGTTGATGTGACTATAAGGTGCTTTTGCAATACCTTTACCCAGTATTACCCTGACGAGTTAAGTCATTACTTGACACTATACACGATGTGCTATAATAAATCTAGTAATTACCAAGACGAGTTAAGATGGACCTCCTGTAACAAGGAGGTTTTTCTTTTATGTGACATATATCACACTTATTCTTATTGACAATCTCTAACAAACACTGTAGTATTAGAGTAGTTAAATAAATGAAAGGATAAGTGACAATGAGTAATAATAGTAATGACTTAATCTATGATAGAGCAAGGGAATTAGCCGAGGAAGCTACTTCTACACCTTATGGGGATGCTTTACTAGACGCAATAGCTAGAGAGAACCTAGATGATATACAGATGTTTTCTACTGAGATAGAGAACTGGTTGAGATATCAAGAACAAGTAAATGATGATGTATTTGGCACCGAAGAACAATATGAAAAAGCCGAAGCAATCAGAGATGCTATGAGAGAGGATGGGGAATCACTATGAGTAAAACACTAAATCAAGCTATGGGTGACTTTATGGACTTTATGAATAACTACACCGACCCAATACAAGAAGCTTCAGATAATTACGCCCAAGCACAAGAAGATATTAACGATTCTATAATAGACAAGTTAATGGAAGAAATAGACACAGTAAATCTATTACCTTGTGACTGCGACCTAGACTGCCACCCAAATACAGACAATCTTAGAGAGTGGTTGTCTTTGTACTACGAATTGAGGCATAAATGATAACCATTGATACTATGCGGGCGCTAGCTAGTCAGCAACGCCACATGGATATATTAGAAGACAGACTACTAGATAGCCTGGAACAGCTAAAGATACAGCGTAAAGAACTAGAACAAATAATGACTACCATAGTTAAGGAGAATAGATAATGCAAACACCAGAAGGTGCTTTAAAGGCCAAACAAACAATGATAAAGAAGTATGGAACTGATTTTTATGCAAAGATAGGTTCTGTTGGTGGAAAGAACGGCAGAACTGGTGGATTCTATAACAACCCAGAAGCAGCTAGAAAAGCTGGCGCCAAAGGTGGAAAGATTAGTAAGCGAAAATGAAGATTAAAGCACACGTACCAACACAGCAATATGGCTTCATAGAGATTACGGGCGAGCCAGAGGATAGAGAGCAGATAGAACTTCTCTATAATCAATACGCCGAAACGCCCATTAACTTCAAGAACGGCAACAGGAAACTATTAAAAGCTTGGGTAGGTGGCGAGGTTTACTATGATGATGTCGCACATATGTACACTAACGAACAAGGCGACAAGTATTTATCTGGTAGTGTTTACGCCCAATTAGGAGAACCAGAGTTTGACATGACTGGTATCACCGAGAAGATGGCCAAGAAGTTTAAAGTCCCCGCCGAAGATATAGTAAAGATGTGGAATATGAAAAGAGATATATCTAACGGACTAGGTACTGCAATTCACGCAGCACTAGAACTATACGGAAAGTTTGAGAAGTATGCAGATGTATTTGATAAAGAATACCATCTACATGACCACCCAGTAATTAAACAGGCCGTACTGAGTTTCTATAAAGGCAGAAAAGAAGATGCTCTATACGAAGCCCTAGTAGTAGACCATGCCCGTAAATACGCCGGCCAAATAGATAGAGTAGTTAAAGAAAAAGACGTCTACTATATAGAGGACTTCAAAACTAACGGCGAACTAAAGAAAGAAAAGCTAGACACTTACTGGAAACAGTTATCATTCTACGCATCTATAGTTGAGGCAGCCGGTAACAAAGTAAAAGGTTTACGCATCCATCACTGGAATGGTGGCGAGTGGAAAACTTACGAACACGAAGTATTGGAAGTGAAATGAAACTCTGTGAACACGACCCATACACCACGATAACTAAGGTCAAAGAACCACGTTATCACGACAAGTCTATATTGATTAGTCAGGAAACAGTAGATAACGCACAGGAGTATTTGTTGATTAGGTTCGCTAACCAGAAACCATTTGAGGAATATGGCTGGTTCGTAATAGAGAAGAAAGTCGCCCAAAGACAGAAGTTGCAAAAGAATGGACGCATACTGGTTTATGTAATTAGCCTTAGTAAGCGAGAGCCATTTATAGGTGTAAAAAACTGTATTCATAATCAGGCGGCCCTACTATGAGTACTATAAAAATACCACTTATGAGTAAAGGACGCATAATATTTGTTCTAGTAGATGAGGATGATTTCCCTGCTGTATCGAAGCACAGGCTAACCATTAATAAGTACGGTTACGCCCTATTTACAAACAAAGGCTCAACATATTCTCTGGCTAGGTTTATTATGGGTTTTCCTGAAGGCAAAGAAGTAGACCATATTAACAGAGACAAACTCGATAATAGGAGAACTAATTTAAGGCTAGCAACTAGGAGGCAGAATGTAATTAATAAAGATACGGAAAGGAGTGGCAAATATCGTGGCGTTACACAGAGAAGCGAAAACTCATGGAGGGCTTCTGTAAGTAGTCACGGTACAACATACCATAGCAGTCGGCATAAAACTGAGGTTGAAGCCGCCAAAGCATACAATAAATTAGCAAGACTTCACCATGGGGACTTTGCTTTACTAAACGAAATTAAATGAGAGGAGAATAATATGAAAAGTAAATTAACAAACGCAGTAGTACTAGCACTAGCTATATTTGGTGGGATATTCATACTATTAGTAGTAGTTGTAGCAATAACAGACAGTCAAGATACTGGTTATACGCCCAACCAAACGGCACCAACCTATTCAGCACCAATTAAAGACGACACCCAAGTAAAGTTAGCACCATCAATATCAGACAGTATGGCATCAAATTGGGAGAGGGTGTTTGTAGATAGTTGTTCTACGGAAGCAAACAGAAGTGCTTGCCAGTGTATGTACGATTACCTAGACAGCCACCTAACTAATGACCAGTTTGAGAACCTAGACATAAATAACGACCCAATAGCTAGTGCCGCAGTACTAGAGTGTTACGATAAATAATAAGGAGACAACAATGGACAACAAGATAGAATATACAAAATTAAGCGCACTAGTAGATAAAGACTTCACTATTACTAAGGCTGGTGGTTATCAATTCAAGAAATGGGATAACGAAGCTCGCCGAATGCTAACAGAAGAAAAGTGGACAGAGGGTTACAGGAAGATGTATACCATAGACACCGATAAGGGTAGAATGGATTTAGGCGCTGGCCAACTAGGTAACTTACTAGAGGGAGTTTACAAAGCTGGAGTAGCAGATATAAACGGTGTTACTTTTCACGTGAAATCTAACGGCAAGACTGGTATGGATATTAGATACTTCTTTAATGTAGTAAGAGACGCCCAACCTAAAGAATGGGTAAACAAACCAGTTGCAGATAACGCAGACACTACCGATTACAGTGACGGTATAGATTTAAATGACATACCCTTCCGAGTATGATATAATAATTAAAGAAAGAGAGACTGATATATGAAATATACGTGGTGGGAGCAAATGCAGATTGAAAAGTATGCAGACCTAGCTCCCGAAGAAGCAATTAAAAAAGGCAAAGAGGAAATGGCTAACCGCTCTAAAGGCAATAAAGGAAATACAAATCCTTGGTTAAAGGGTAATCCAGAAGCCGCCAAAGCAATAAGAAACGGTACATATAAGAAAGAGGGTTAAGTTACTATGGGGAAAAGGATAGATAAGGTAGCCACTGATTTAGCAAGGAAGATTTGGCGACTAGAGGGACACTGTGAGGGAAACGATGTACCAGATAGTGTGTGGGAGTGTATCAGCGTTAGGGTTGGTAACACTTCGCCACAGTTACAGGGAGCGCATATTTATGGTGTTGGGGCTTACCCAAGACTAAAGACAGATTTACGCAACGGAATGAGCTTATGCAGTAATTGTCATAGACACTTTACTTCTAGCCCCCTGGAGTTTACTGACTTTGTTAGGCGCACCAAATACAAGAAATACTTACAACCACTAAGAGATGTAAACAACGGTCCAAAGATAAAGATGGACTGGGATGACAGACTCGCTTTCTTAAAAGATGTATTTAAGCAGGTAAGAGATGGCGAGATGACACTAGACGAAGCAAGGGCATATGATGAAGAAGATTAAAGTATTAAATCTATACGCTGGTATCGGCGGAAACCGTAAACTTTGGGACGACAGATATGAGGTAACAGCAGTAGAAAACGTACAAGATATAGCAGATGTATACAAGTACTTCTTCCCCCAAGACACGGTAATTGTAGCTGACGCACACGAATATTTGTTGAAGCACCATATGGAGTTTGACTTTATTTGGTCAAGCCCACCCTGCCCAACACACTCAGTTACTAACCACTTCCTAAAAGGGCAAGGAATATTCAGATACCCAGACTATAGGCTGTGGCAAGAAATTATATTCCTAAAACACTTCTTTAAGGGAAAGTATGTCGTAGAGAACGTAAAGAGCTACTATGAGCCGATATACAAGCCTCAGGTAGTTGGTAGGCATTACTATTGGGCGAACTTTGATATACCGCCAAAAGACATTAACTATACGCAGATAGGCACGATGAATAGAAGTGCAAGTAAAGACGCACAACGTAAAGCGATAATCAGAGAAGCCCAAATACCAGAACTTACCGATTTACACGGGCTGGATTTAACGGGAATTAAATTAAGGAATAAGCGTCAGGTATTAAGGAATTATGTGTTGCCCGAAATAGGTCTGCACATAATGGAGTCGGCCCATGAAGCAAATTAACCGCCGAACATTCTACCAAACCAGAATGAAAGCAGACGGCACCGAATACAAACTATATAGCTATGAAATCATTGATGAATTAGGCAACAAAGAAGTAATAGACTCCCTACAGGAGTTCAAGAAAGGTGAAAGGGTTGAGACATGGTTCAGCGAACAATACAACAAACCAAAGATGAGACTTTACAAACAGAGTCGTGCTACAAACTAGACTGCCAATGTGATTGTGAGCTTGAGCATAAGAAGTGTAGGATAATGAGTTTTCACACTGTAGCAGAGTTAGAACTATTAACAAATTAGATACTTGGTGCTGGGCAACCCCGATGCTTCTAGAGCTATGTGGAGTAAGTCTCTTAAATAAGTTAAATGACTCTTGACGGAACTGTATTGATGCCTGATTAGAGTAACAGCCAAGACTTGGCATTAGCAACTGAGGATTCGGGTGCTATGTAAGACCAATAGGGGTTTCGTCTAGCTTGGGTATATCCTCGCTAGACCCCCACCAAATTAAAGAGAGGACAATTATGGTAACAGCGGATAAACTACCAGATGACGATGGATACGACTTTGCAAAGCTAGATAAAGAAACACAAAGAATCCTATCCGCCCTAACCTCTATGTATTTTCAGTATTGCAACAAACCCTACGGTCACGACTTTATGGGTGCTGGTGAAATGGCAATAGAAGTACTTGAAGATTATGGACTGGCTAGTGAAAACAAGGGGGTCAATGAAGAACAAATGGACAGACTAGAAAGGATGTTAAGTAATGAGTAAATCTAAGAACCCACCCAATCCAGACAATACAGAGTTAGGGGAAATAGACATGGAAAGCGAACAAGCACTATTATTAGAAGAAGCATATAACCTTGGATACCACAAAGTAAAAAACGGTTGCCTAATACCATTAACTGAAAAACTAGAACGCCAAATTAACGCCCTAATTAGTAAAGCAAGGATAGACCCATTTGACTTTGTAGAACCTTGTGAGCCTGACTGCTCACCAGAACGTCATGCCTACCATCAAGGACAATGGGATATGGCAGCTAGAATAAAAAAACACCAAGAGGAGAACCTATGAAAGAGAGCATATCAATTAAAGGAAGAGGGACTATGAGTAAATTAGTACAAAAACTTAAACAAGTTCTACACGTTCATAAATATAGCTGGACAGATGAAACAAGGGAGTGGTTCTTTACAGGTAAAAAATCAGGACACATCGGTTCTGTTTGTAGGTGCGGAAAGTTAAGTGACAAATTATGAGCTTGCCAAATACAGACAGCATATCAATTAGAAGTATATTAGAACACTTCTTAATAACAGCCAAAGAAACTGTAAGTGGCGAACCCGACCCAAAAGCTATGGATAGAGCCGAAGCCCAACTCCTACAACTGCTTGAGAGTAAGGCAATAAAAGCCATAGATGATGTAGAATTAGGTAATCCTGTGATAGCGAAAGAAAAAGCGTTCAAGTATAAGACCAGAAAAGCTTTACGCCAAGCACTTAATGAACTAAGGGAAATAGAATGACATTACAAGAAAGACTAGAAGATTTAGGCGAGGATTATTACCCATTTCACGAATATGGGAGTGGTTATAGTAAAGAAAACAAAGAACGAGTTAATCAAGCCACTCAAGCCATAGAAAAAGATATATTAGAATTGATAGGTGACGACCACAAAATAACAGGCTTAGAACCCTTAGAAACAGAGGACTTCTATGCCACTCGCAATAAACTCAAGTCTGAACTCCGTCTAAAGCTAAAAGAATATTTTGACACGTCTAACTAATCCAGTGATATCATTAGAATACTAACTAAAAAAAGGAACTACTATGGGGTTTACTCTGTTTACTACTCAGACCTGTGCATTTTGTCATCAATTAAAGAAGTTATTAGGCGCCAAATCTATTGACTACGAAACCATAGATGTAACCGATAACTTAGAGAAACGCCTAGAACTACAACAGAAATATAACGCCACCACAGTCCCAATACTAGTAAGAGAAGATGGAGAATATATGGTAGGTTTGAATATGCCAAAGTTCTTCGCTATGATAAAATAATAAAGGTTAACCTTTCATTTAACCCTATAGCCGATTCTATCCCACCTGGAGTCGGCTTTTCTTTTACCTATTGACAATAACTACAGACTTTGATATACTGGTAAAGTTAACTAATGAAAGGTAAACATGAAACTATATAATAAATTAGCAATAGCAGGTGGAGTACTAGTAGTAGTGTTCAATCCTCTAGCAGTAGCAATATGGAGTGATGGGTTAGTAGAACTTATTAACTTAATCGCCAAACAACTAGTAAACATATCTAACTACACAGTAGTAATAGGTGTCACTCTGTTGGCGGTTGCTGGAATACTATATTGGGATGGCCGTAGTAAAAAACAAACAGCCAAACTAAAGAAGTTAAAGCACAAGAAAACCGAAAAAGCTGGGGATTATCTGCTTTAGTCCATTATAATATGTACTAGCTTTCAAGCTTTTAACAACTAAACAAGGAGTACAATAGGCAAACTGTCCGAATCTGATGCCACTGTTATGCTTTTATTTTCAGCGGAAACGCCCCCAATAACAAGCCCTTTAATACAAACTGTAATAGAACTGAAGGTCGAAGAACCTGTCGAAAAACCAAAAGAATACACAATAGAAGAAAAAGTTAAACTTAACGTAAACAACTGTAATACGGACATTCAGTATATAAGAGCCGACAATGCAGAATGTTTAGATAAACCAGTATATACGCCACCTAGCACCCAAAGACCAGTTAGAACGGCTGTAAATGCGTCTAAAGCACCATCAGGATGGTATCCGTATGGTTGGTGTACCTATTGGGTATCTACTCAAAGGTCTGTAGGACAATGGAACAATGCTAGTGAATGGCTATGGCAAGCTCGTAGAGATGGATGGGCTACTGGCTCAACTCCAAGAGTAGGAGCTATAGCATGGGAGTCTGGTCATGTGAGCTATGTCACAGCCGTTAATGGTAATCAGGTAACAGTTAGTGAAATGAACTATGTGGGTTGGGGCGTGGTTTCTACAAGAACTGAACCTGCCTCTAACTTTCAGTATATATACTAAGCATACATTGTATGTACATTGTAATTACTCTAGCCAGTCATCGTCTAGAGTCATCTCTTGATAGTTAAGATAGAACTGATATTCACTCTGTCTTATATCGGTACGCTCTATGGGTATTATTCCCGCTGCTTCAGCTACCTTTTCCGCATCTTCTATATCAGTACCCATTTGCAAGAAGCCCTCATTGGTTACTATCTTCATAATCGAGAAGCCTAATGGTCTAAATAGATGCACATTGTCATAGACGGCATCTATGGAGAAGTGTTGCTCGCCAAAGTCTAGTCCTATACTGTAGTCTGGCTTAATCTCCATTAGTCATCATCCTTTCAAGGTCATCGTAAGCTATCTCTCTCATTATATCCATTAAGTAGTTACGGGTATCTAGTAATCTATCAGCTTCCTCCATAACTCTAGGAGTACAAGCTCGTCTACCGAGTGCTGGCATAAGGTCAGCTAACTGGTTGTCTACCTGTTGTATGGCGTATTCCATACTGTCTGTTCGCTAATAATCTTAAAACAGAATAAATTGTATAGACGTTCTATATCATGCAAAGACACGGTTTGTGCTTGGCTGCTACCCTCTACTTTTAGTTCAGCCACAAAATTATCAAAGTCGTC